GCCACCTGTAAAATCAGCGAGAGGTGGTAACAAATCATCAGCAATTGTGTCACGGACGTTTTCAAACTCTGCACGCAAGCGCATCTGTTGCACTGTAAGGTTGCCGGATTGCCTCTCAAAGGCTCCCATAGCGTCACCAGCACGCTCCATCAAGAACTCAACACGGATTTGCTGGTCGGCGAAACGCTCGGCAGCTCCTGTTAGTCCGTCAAGTCCTCTAGCGGCCTTCTCAGCGTCAATCTCAGACTGCTTCATGGCGACACCGAACTTCTCAATCGGGTCATACTCACCACGGAACAGAGCCGTCATACCAAGCAAGGCTTCTTGTACGTCATAGCCATAGGTCAATGCAAGGTCAGCACCTAGCTCTACAAGCTCTTCTGTAAGGTCTGATGTTTCTTGAATAGAGAACCCAGACTGCTTTAGGACCGAACCAATAAAGGTTGTGGCTTTAGCAGCTTCGTTCATCGACAAGCCCATTTCGGAGGCTGTCTGACCAAAGTTCTTCATCTGGCCAGTAGCGTCCTTGAAGACCGACTCAAGACCTGCGTAGTTACGTTCTAAGTCTCTAGCGCCCTGAATGGCAGCACCTGTAAAGTCAATAGCTTTACTTGCTGCAGCTAGACCTGCAAAGGCAACGGTAAGTGCACCAGTCGCTATCTTTAGACGACTGAATGTGTTCTGTAACTGCGTAAAGCCCTGTGTGGCTACGGTTACTGGTACGTGAATCTTACCTGGCATTCATAATCCTTAGCTTTACGTTTAGAACGTTGTTGTACTTGTCAATAATTCTGTCTAACTCTTTACGAGTCTTTGGTTCCGCTTTTTTAGCAGCAGGCCATACGTAACGAGATGGTCTGCCAGCTTCTGTGTTCATATTTCTAACAAAAGCATGTCCCTGTCCGTTTACACGGTGACTACGCTTGCCAGGCCCGTTCTTATACATGTACTCATAGCTTCGAGTAATTTGCCCTTCAATAGACTTGCTCATGTTGCCAGACCCTGCCATATCAGCGAGCACGGTTCCAGGAGAGCCTACAACGACACGCACAATAGACTTTGTGCCTCGTCTACGAGCCTTTTCTGGCACACGTTGGATTAGAGCAGACTTGATTGGCTTAGGTCTTCTAGCGCCTGAGGGGGCGTAGTTTGTACCCCAAGCTACTCGACCGAAGTGTACTTGCTTCATACCAGACAACGGGGGATCCATTTTTGTGTTCGTAATACCAGTCTTGATGCTTTGCTGAATAGGCTTTGCAATGCCCTTGATGTCTGTACGAAACTCTTTGACGTACTCTTTGTCAAGGTCACGTAGCATACGCTCAGCTCTGCGAATGTCTGAAATCTCTACCTGTGCCATGACCCTGCCTTATCTATGTACAAGTTTACCCTAAAAAGAAAACCCCCCAATTTACTGGGAGGCTTTCTTAGGCATGTTCTTGACGACCAACCATCGGTGCATAGTCCACAGCATTCGATCGTCTAGCTTCATGAGTTCACGGGGGCTGATTCCCGTTTCACAGGCTAGACCAGCTATGTACCAATGGGCAGAGCTGTCGCCAAGCCCTTTTATTTTGGGGCTTGTTCAGTCTCACCCATGTTGTCGACGGTTTCCAACCACTTGTCGTAGTTGAGCTTTGTTCCGCCAGTTCGTTTGTCAGCGTGCCAAGCTAGGTACAGTAGCCAAGAAATCCTGGTGTCCTGCCCTAGCGTGGCAACACTAACGTTGAACTTGTCTTCAAAGGCAACCATGTCAGGCGTACTTGCCTCGATTTCCCTTGTGTTTCCATCTGTGAAAGATACTTGTAGGTTTAGTTTCATTTTCTTTCCTTATGCTGTTGCGTAGGTGATTTCCCCGGAAGTCGGGAACGTCACACTGAATGTTGAAAGATCACCCACGGCTCCAGAGACGGGGGTGAAGCTGTTGATAAGAACCGTTGCGGTGTAGACGGGTGTCTCGGCACTAGCAGCAGTTCCGTTTCCTGCAATTAGGGTAACAGTTCCAATTGTTCCTACCAAGTCTTGGAAGGTACTTGAAACTGCACCAGATCCGAAGTCGCTGTGGAAGTCGAGGGAAACCTGTCCACTCTTCAATCCACCGATAACCTCGGTAAACCCACCAGACCCAAAGTCTGTTGTGTCAACTTCAGCAGCACTAATCACCAGCTCCGCACGTGCGCAGTTGCTGGAGAGGTCGTCGCCGTTTAGAGTTACCTGTGTTCCGGTAACAACGTACTTAGCCATATTTGTTTCTCCTTATGCGTAGACGGTGATTTGAAATTCAGCCGCCAGATATGTTTGGTCGTTTATCGTTATAGAACCTACGTTGGAAACGCCTGGACAAACTAGGTCATCCACGGTTCCATCAAGGCTCCTATTAGATTCTATACCAGCCTTCACAGATTGTGAACCTGTATTGCTGATGTAAGCATCTAATTTCCTCTGCATGGTGCGTTCGGCAGCTCGCCCAACAATTACCGATACAGAGAAACTCAGCATGATTCCGTTACCGAAATCGTTGTGGTAGTCAACCGAATCAAGAGCTACTAGAGCTATCGGGGGACTAGGGTTGTCAATTAGCTCGGCAGACGTGCGTAGTCCTGTGACTGTGCCAATGTTTTCTGCCAGCTTTTGTCTAATAGTAGTTATGTCAGCCATTATGCGAACTGAATTCTCCTGTAAGGCTGTACTAGCCCTGCGATGTCAGGATCAAGCCTGCTGATACGAACAACACCTAGGTCTCCAAAGCCAAGCACACCTAGAGGACTGTCGTAACGCTTGTAAAGTCTTCCGGCGGTCATGATTGTTGCTTGCTTGATTGCAATAGGGATGCTTGTCCAACCGAATGTGCCTGTGACCTTTACAAGAGCTTCTCCGCCGATAGTAGGGAACAACTCTTCGTCAATGGCACGGATTAGGGTAGCAGGTCGGAAAATACCGCCTGTGTAGCCGTTGAGAGGCTCTAGCTGGTATTCCTGCTCTTCCCATATGGTGTCGAATGCAACGCCGTCAGGAGCCGTCTCGATCTTTGTGAGAGTAGCTATGTCATCCGTCTCGCACTCGTAGGAGTTACGTGCAACAAATAGTCTTGATTCTTCGTCTGTTTCGTAGAAAATGCGCTCTGTGTGACCGTCAATCTGACGTGATGCTGACTCGATGCAGGTCTCTAGCAGACTGTCATCTACACTGTCAGTGATTCTAAGCACGTCTTTCAGGTCTTGTAGCGTGCAATAAGGATTGTCCATAGCCATATTTCTATTCTACCGTTTCTTGAGCCTTGCCTTTATGTCGGTCGAGCTGATGCCGTCTGTGTACGGTATGTACATCAAAGAAATGTTTCTTTCGTCCAGCCAGTCTTGGTCAAACTGCATCTGAGCGTGATAATCCTTGCGTGCCCAATCAGAACCAATAGCAATAATATCTGGCTTGACTCCCTCGATGCTTGGCTTGCTGTCGGCTCCTCCAGTGTTTAGGACTACACCATCTACGTACCTGCAAGCATTCAGTACCTCTCTGCGCTCTCTGTATCTCATTACGGGTGGCTTGCCCTTGTAGCGTTCTATGAACTGGTCTGAGTTTAGGCTGACTATAACCTCGTCTGCAACCTGTGTGCAACGCCTAAGAAACTCCACGTGTCCAGCGTGAAAGAGGTCAAACGTCCCTCCGGTGTAAAGTCTTAGTCCCATGAGTTATTCCTCCTAGTTGTTAGATCCCATCCATGCACGCCATAAAAGCCTGTTTGTTCTTTCCTCTGCAAGATACGCTGGTTACGGGTGAAAGTCAATGAGTTTTTATGCTCATAGCCTGCCTTTAGCGTAGAGCTGTTGTTGTGATGCACTTTAGCGTCAATGGTGTTTATCTTTACGTCAGCATGCACCAACCTGCGCTCAAAGTCGTTGTCGTCAAAGTAGATAGGGTGATAAATCTCATCCCACAGTCCTGCTTTACGGACTGCGCCTTCTCCAGGCACAACGCAAGACCATTTAGTGTCTATCTTGACGAAGTTGAACGCCTCGTAGTCAACGTCGTTGCTTATTGCCTCTAGTGCACCTGGTTCAAAGTAACAGTCATCATTAGGTATCACCCAGTACGGTGCATGCGGTGTCGATTTGATAATCAGGTTCCATGCTCCGTTAGCTCCTAAACCGAATGGTACTTCTATGTGCCAAAGATTGCGAACTAGGTCAGGCTTCCAAGGTTCCCATTTCTTGCTGCCAGAGTTGTTGACAATAACTAGGTGTTCGACTGGGTAGTCAATACTTCTTAGCAAACGGTCTGCAAGGTCAAACTTGGCAAGCGTTGCAAATCCCAGCACAGGTATCACGAAACAACCTGTTCTAGGTAAGGCTTCCAGTATTGGTTCCACACGTTTAGGTTGCTGAAGTGCAGTGCAAAGTCTGCAGAAGCTTGTGAGTGTCTCTCTAGCTCTGCTGCCTGCTTTAGTGCATTGACGATACTAGGTATCTTTGGGATCATAAACCAGCTTGACTGAGCCTCGTCCCAGAATGGTTGTCCATCTACCAAGAAGCTGTCTTCGCTAACAAGGTCTGACGATGCTGCCCAGTCAGAAGCAATTACACGAGTTCCACAAGCCTGTGCCTCGATTGTAGGTACTCCAAAACCTTCTCCGTAGCTAGGAGCAAGCAGAACATCAAACGTAGAGTACAGAGCAGCCATGTGCTCACTACTAAAGCCATAGCGTAAGTCCATAGGGTTAGGGAACAGGACGTTCTCCTGCGGTATGCCTACAGCCTTTACTAGGTTGCCTAGGTCAAAGCCTCCGTAAGCTTTGCTTGGCTCTGCGTGTATGTACAGCTTTGCTGTCGGGTTGTCTTTTAGGAAGATAGCGAATGCCATTAGATTCTCTGCATAAGCCTTCCGGTGTATCTGTCCGTTGGCTTTGTTGGCAGCAACCATTCCTACTAGGAAGTCGTCTTCGCTAATACCCATAAAGTCACGAGTCTTTTTGTTTTTTATTTTCGCTGTTGGCAAGTAGCTCTTTGCGTCATAAGCGTGAGGTATGTAAGTGTTGTTGATGTCCTTTTGATTCATCTCTTTCTGACCGAATGGCGACATCGAAATAGGACTTACGTTGTCCTTGCGCAGGAACCTTTCTACGGCAGGTGGCATAGTCACGTGATCTAGTGGTGTCCAAGCGTGAATAGGTATCTCATCCAGCTCTGGGTTTTGAAGTACCCAAACATCGTAGAGAGTAATCATGATGTGCTTGCGACTAGGGTGCAGGGCTTTGAAGTGCCTGAAGTGATGAGGCATAACGTCATCGCTGTAAGGTCTTAGTCCACGGGGGTAGTGCTCTATGCGACCGAATGGTGTGTCTATGTGCGTTATCGCACCTTCTAGACCGTAGTTAGAAAACGAAGCTACTTTTGCACCAGAGTGCAATAAATTGTTCGCTAGTAGTTGCGCCTGTACGCCATATCCCGTTGGCATGCCAGGGCTGTTAGAAACGATTGATACTGCTAAGTCTTGTAGGTTTGCCATAACTGCATCCTAGCAAATAAAAAGAGACCCAGGGCAACCTACTAACCCTGGGTCTCCGCCTATTTCGTCAGAAGTGCTTTAGGAAGCTGCTCCTGCGAAGGACTTGATGTGGCTTGCGTGAGTCAAGTCACCATCAACACGCATCATGACACGGAAGGTGGTCACGTCTTGGTTGAATGCGTAGTCAGTTGATGTTGCTACCTGGATTCCGCCGACGGTTCTTACGAGGTATGACGGTAGGTGGCCAAATAGTACGGACTTGTTGCCAGTACCGATAGCAGCCATAGCTGGGTTCTCAACTACCTCGTAGCCTGCGAAGCTCTGTGGCTGACCAACGTTTACCTCAAAGAGGTAGCGTCCGTCGTCGTCCTTGAGCTTACGCATTGCGCCGATGGTCTGAGTGTTTGCCATGTAAGCAACGCCTGGCAGTCTGCGAGCAGCACCGTCAAGGCTGTACTGAAGGTCGATCAAGTTATCAGCGGTGAATGCACCAGCAACGCCAGTTCCACCAGTAATACCTGAGCCAGCAGCAGTTACAACACCGTTTGGCTTGTTGCTTCCGTCACCTGTGGTTAGAGCTGCGTTTACAGCGAAACCTAGACCGTTACCAGCCTGTTGTGCCAAGTGAGAGGTGATGTCGAATCCTGCGTCAGTGATTAGCTCGTTTGCGACAGGAATCAACAGACCGTACTTGTAAGCACCTAGGGTGATCGAGTCGTATGTTGGCTCGCTGTCTGCTAGTGCGCTTCCAGCAGCCTTTAGTGTTGCGGTGCTGTATGCGGTCAAGGTTGGGTAGGTGATGTCCTCACCGGATGTGGTGTTGAAGCGCTGTCCAACATCCAGCATTGGTCCAACTAGACGTGCTACATCGAATACCTGGTCAAAGAAACCTTTGGGTACGATGTCGTCTGAGCCGACAAGGGTACGTGCCTCGAAGTCGTGTGATCCACGGGTCTCGGCGATGTGACGCAGAATGTCTGCTTCTGAACGGTTCTCAGTTGCAGGAACGAAGTCCTGTGCAACCTCAGCAGCCTGTGCTGAACGCTCCTGTGAGCGCTGTGCTACAGACAGTGAGTCTTCTACAGCAGCAATGTCTGCTTCGATGCGGTTAATCTTCTCCAGCTCAGCAGCGTCGAGTCCACGACTTTCTGCCTCAGCGGAGTCGATCACGTCACGGATCTGCATGACCAAGTTGGCACGCTTCTCCTCTTGTGATTTGATGAAAGACATTTGTCTTTACTCCTTTTTTTCGTAGTCGTTTATATCTCAGCAGCGCTGACGCTGGACTGAATCAACGGCAGAGCTAACTCACATCCGTTACATATAGTTTAGCAATGAAAAACCCCTCCGACATGGGAGGGGTTAGTCGGAGGGGTGAAACCCTAGTTAGCGAATTTCTGACGCTTCTTGAATACGGGTTTCCTTGGCTGGTCTCGTAGTCTTGGTTTCAGGCGTTTGGTCGTCATTTGCCTTGTCGAGACCAACAACTGCATCAACCATCTTGTCAACGTTTTGAGCAATTGCACCTGATTCAGGGTTGCCCACGCTTGCAAGAATGGCCTTCTTGATTTCTGCTTTACTTGCCATTATTTGATCCTATCAATCAGGTATTGCAATTTCTTCTTCTGTAGTTCTAGCATACCGTCTAGTTCATCTTTCTTCTGCTCGACCTCTTCTGTCGGGCTAAGCTCTCCTAGAACCTTGTTCATGATTCCGGCTTCTTCCTCTGTCAAAGACTTGCCTTCTTCAATCTTTAGCATTGTGTCTGCTAGAACGTCTACGTCTACTTCTGCTCTTTGAGCGATAGCGGTTAGACCACGCACTGAGGTCGTGCCTGCAGTCCCACTGTACGCAGGAAAAGCAACTATGCTGACCTCGTGTAAACGGACAGACTTCAGTGTGCGACGCATGCCGTCTTCGCTCCAGTCATCTCCGCCACGAGGCACTGAGAAACCGAATGACATGCTGTCTACATCTCCACGCCTTAGAAGCTCCGCTGCATCTCGTCCGAGAGTTGTATTAGGCAGTGTTGCCTCAACCTTTAGTCCACGTTCGTCTTCGTATAAGCGTAGAGTCTTTGCACGTGTTGAGCCAAGCACATCTGCAGTGCTGTGGTTCCACAAAAGCTTGATGTCATTGCGTGAGTCGATAGAACGCTTGAAAGCGCCACGCTCGATAACCTCTGTAAAGGGTAGAGGCTCTGAAGGGCTGTTGAATACCGCTGCATAGCCTGTGAATCGCATTCCATCTTGTTCTTCACGAATCTCGATGTCTGTGACCGAATACCTTGTTTCTAGTTTGCTCATTGCCTCACCACTTGCTGTCCTTAGAGAGTTTTCTTCTTCTAGTCTACTCACAACACCTTCTGCGTAATCTAATGCTCTGCGAGCTTTTGCTTTGCTTGGTCCACTGCCCCATAGCAGGTGTGCTACGACACCAGCGCTAGGATAACCATCAGCGCCAGGCTTTGCATCAGGACTATCAAGATCATCCATGTGACGAGCAATCCAAGCCCGTAGACGAACCCACTTGTCAGCGGTGACATTTCCTGCAGCCATCGCTCTAGCTTCCCTGACGGTTCTTTCAACCAGCCCATCACCTGCAAGACCTTCTTCATAGTATTTCAATCCTTGCCTAGCTGCTGCTCTCATGTAGGCTGGTGGGTCTAGGTTGACCTCTCTGACCGAATAACTTCTTTCGCCCTCTGCTGGCTCCCATGCGTTGCAGTAGAAACCACCACGGACGTAATCTTCCCACTTCTCGCACCATCCTCTTTCGCCGTCAGGTGACACCATCTCTTCGTTGAAGAATATGCAATTGCCACAGGCTCTGCCTTCTGGCACATCATCTGAGATAGACGGACGATAGTTGTCAGGTAGTTCTCTTAGGTCGTTGATTTTCCTGAGCGTGGAGAACTTGTGCCCGACTTGCTGGTCTTGGGCTTCCCAGCCGTCTTCGCCTTCTCTGTAGAGTCTGATG